ACCCCGTCGGTGGAGACCCAAGCGGCTGCAGTGCCGTCATTGATTTGGCCCGTGATCACCCACAGGCCTGCGGCCTGTGAGTAGACGACGTCCCACAGGGCATTCGCCGGCAGACCTCCGCCGTCCAGCACGGAGTACGGCGACCACACGAGTCCATCATCGCTCCAGTAGAATTGGTTGGGCGTGCCTGACTTCAGCGCGATTGAGATTCCCTCCAGGCTCGTCCAGATTCTGTAGAATTGTCCGGGTGTTCCGGTGTCGAGGCGTTGCGTCCATGTGATGCGATCTGGCGACGTCAAGATGCGCGCGGACGCTCCTACGTTGTAGGAGCCGACAGCGATCCAGAGCCCGTTTGCGGAATCCCAAACGACGTCCTGCACGGCATCGAGGGCGTCCGGCAGCGCGCGGGATGTCCAGTTGTCTCCGTCGTCCGACGACTCGTGGAGGTATACCGCGCCTCCACCGATCACCCAATGACCCGCACCGTCCGACGCGCACGCGGTTCCGGTGGTTGACGTCGGGGCAGTGGCGGGCGCCGCCCATGTCGTGCCGCCGTCGGTTGACCTTCTCGTGACCGAGGACGCAGGGTCGCCAGTGGCGACCATCGTCCCCGTGGAGTCGTCGTGGTCGAAGGACTGGAAGGCCAAACCAGAGCCAGAGATGTTTCGCACCACGCCCCAGTTCTGCACGCGGATCAAATGCAGATACGCCAAGAGCGCGCCCACCTTGTGCATCCAATCATTCTGCATCTCGGCCGGTGGCTCCTCGGTCGGGTACCAGCCCTGCGCGGTCTTGCCCGCAGGAGGCTCGACCTTCGTCGGGTCACCGTCCCAGAGGGTCGCTGGCGCGGAGTAGAGATTGTCTGTCGCCCATTGGGCGTCTGCCTGCGGATGCGCCATCAGCCTGTCCTCTCGTCGAGGGCGCGCGTGAGCGTGCCTGTGCCTGTGCCTGGTGTGGCCGCGGAGTCGTACCCCGTGGCTGCGGAATAGGTGGGGAAGTCTGCGGCGCGCGAGAACCGGACGCGCGTCCCGGCGGGCTCGGACGACACCACTGTCACGGCGCGCGTGCCCGCCTCGGTGCCGCGCAGGATGAGACCGTGAAGGATCTCCGCATCAAACGCGGGTGGGCCAAGGATCTCAAGGATGAAGCCGTCGGGCGGATACCAGTAGCACCTCGCCAATCCCTGGCTGTCGTCCGCGAGCGCGGCCGTGATGATCCCGTAGAGATCCTCGGTTACCCCTTCGGATCTATTGGCTCTGATGGTCGCGCGAATGAGCGCACGATAGGTCTCGTCATCGAGGCCCTGCCGCTCAGCGCCGACGATGGAGCCGAAGCCCTCGAGCTGCGCGCCCACAGCGTCATCGACGTCGTCCTCGGCGATCTGCCACAGCGCGTCTTCGATCTCCTGCACCTGGCCAGCGAGGATCTCGATCAGCGCCTGGAAGCGCGGGAGGCCGACGTAGTCTTGCAGGCGCGCAGCCAGCGCCTGGGCGACGTGGTCCGGGTTGTGCGCCAGCGGAGGACCGGCGGCGCCGACGGGCTCTGGAGCGGGCTCGAGCGGCACGTCACGCGCTCCCTGGCGTGGAGACCACGCTGACATTGGTGCTCGCCGTCATCGTCGCGAGCTGCCTGGCGGTGATGAGATAATCGGTCGCGACTGGAGCGACGGCCGGCGCGACGCTTCCGATGCGGATGTCCAAGATGTTGATGATGCCCGCGACGGTGTCGACCGGTTTGTGGAGCTTCGCGAGGAACACGTCATTCCCTACCGGCAACGCCAGAATGAATGCCGCGACCGCATCGGCGACGAGGTCGTCTCCATTCGCTGGGTAGGTCTGAGAGTCGACAATGAGGTCGATCTCGACGAGCATGTCAATCGACGTTGGGCGGCTGAAGGCGATGTAGTGCGCCATCCCCTGCGAGTCGGTGACGATCTCGGTGACGCCTCCGACGGTGCCCTTGCCCGCGCCCAGCGTCTCGAAGAGCGCGGCCGCCACGTCCGCGTCGGTGCCACCCAGCACGAGCGCCTCGACAGAGTGCGGAGGCAGCCCGTCCTCATCGACCCCGTTCGTGGGGTTGTCGAAGACCGTCGCACCCGTCACGCCTGCCACCTGAAGGAGGTCGGCGCGGATTGCGTTGACGGTGCCGCTGCCCGCGATGGCCAGCTCTTGCTCGCGTCGAATGCGTAGCTGCGGATCGGTGTCGATCTCCGTGCCAGGCACCGCAGGAGCGGCGTTCGTGACCGCGCTCCATCCGGCGACGGCCGTCACGATCACCGTGATCGTCCCCGTGTTCGCGACGTAGACGCCAGCGATCTCCGCGTCCGCGAGCACGTCCTGCGATCCAGCTCCGACGAAGGTCACGTCCGCCAGCGTCTTCCATCGATTCGACGCGTCGCCGACGACCTGCACGATGGAGTTCTTTGGCACGACGCAAGCGCTGGTCGCGGTGAGCGTCAGCGTGACGCGCCCCTTGGTGGCGTCCGCGCGTCGCGTGCCCGTGATGGAGGTGACGCCGTCGAGTTGGAAGCCCTCGGATGAGAGGGGGAATCTTCCCGCGTTGATGGCCTCCGCAAGTTCCCACAGTTCGGACAGCTTCGATGCGAAGATGCCATTCAGAAGGCCGAACGGCTCCGTCGGCTGCGTGTTGAGCGTCGTCGAGATGAGCGCCTTCTCGCCCGCCTCGAGTTCGTCGACGATCGTCGACAGCGGCTTGCGATTGAATCCGGTTGCGGTGAGTCCGTAGGTCATCAGAACGCTCCCAAGATGAAGTCCTCGAAGACGAGCGGTTCAGACACGTCAGCGATGAAGGCACGGAAGGACACATTCGCGGTTCGGTCTGCGCCGACGCTGAGTGTCAGACGGTCGACGAAGGAGACTCCGGCGGTCGTGACGATCGTCCGTCGAAGGCTGCTTACGATGCTGGCGTGGTTCGGGCTCTTGATGAATACGTCGCGGAAGTATGGGAATCCCTGGCGCGCGTCGAGGAACCATTCGCCGAGGAAGAAGCGCAGGCGTCCACGGATTGCCTGCTGGACTTCGAGCGGTCGAGTCGAGGCGTTGTCTCCGATGAGTTCCGACTGTCCGGTCGGCGACAGCCACAGATCGCCCTCGACCGGGTTGTCGTCGTCGATGGTCATGACTCGTCTGAGTGTTGTCATTTCGCCTTGATCGTATCACATGCTGGCGATGCCGCTGCGTAGGTTGAGTTTGACGGTCCAGTGAGCCCCGCGCCAGTGGTGACTCCTGAGTGGACATGGCTGATGAGCGCTGATGCGATCGACTGCAACTCCGAGAGGACGCGGTCTGCGCGCGCGAGAAACTGCGTCGCATCATGCGGGAACCGCGCGCCACTCGCGTCGACGCCCGCGACATAGCTCGCGTCGAGGCCGAACCGCATCTCGGTCGCTGAGCTGTTCTGGATCTTGTTCGCGGCCGTCGAGAGCCCTGGATAGAAGACCGCGCCCGAGAGGTCGTGGCGCCGCAGGTCGCCAGGATCCACGTCCTCTCCGGTCGCTCGCCAGCGGTCGATCAGATGCTCTGAGAAGACGAGCAGCCCGGTGTCCCCCACCGCGAGAGGCAGGGTCACGAAGGCGCCGCCTCCCTTCAGCCATGCCACGGGGACGCATGGAATCACAGGCAGCTCCTCCGTGATGCGATCCATCTCCTCCGAGCGGAGCACGCGCCGCAGCATCGGTTTGACATTCGCCACCTGTCGGTCGGCGTCGTAGCTCTCGACGCGACCTGGGATGGCGGTGTGAACGTCGACGAGCTGGGTCTGAATCGCGGACCAGATGAGCGTCGCCAACTCGGGCACCGAATCTTCAGCCATTGATCACCCTGCCTTCGATGTCGACATACCAGTCTGGGCCGGACGTCGATCCCGTGAACGTTGTCTTCGCGGCGCGGAAGACGCCGGTCGCGTAACGGGAGCGGACGTCGATCTTACGGCCAGGGAAGATGCCGGGGATGATGAGCGCCTTCGCGTGCATGACGCCTTCGGAGTCGATCGATGGTGAGCCGATGAGGCCGGTGTCCGGCGTGAGCAGGACGGCGGTGTGACGCACGGCCTCGCGGAACGGAAGCAATTGCAGGTTCCCATCCTGCACGCTCCACTCGAGGCCGATGCTCCGACAGAGCCCGCTCAGCGACTCTCTCCCCGATCCAGACACGACGCAGCCCTCGGCGTAGGTGGATCCGAGGCCCTCGAAGCCGCGTCCCTG